ATCCAAGGCTTATTGATACTTTATTTACTGGCTCATTCGGATATAACAAACTAGGAGCTACAGATGACAAATCAATTGTCACAGAATTAAAAGCATCCTGATTTGCTTTTTCAGGGTATTTCATTTCCATAACATTGTATGAAGCAGAAATATCTAATGGTGTAATTTGTATAGCAGAAATCATGTTACTGTCGTTAATATCCATAACGGCTGTATATGTAGGGCTTTGTACAATAACTCCCCATTTACCTGTTATTTCTGTGTACTTTATTAAACAATCACAACATGAAGCCATATTCTGAAGGTTGTCCATAACTGTTTTATTAGTATCTAAAGTACCATTAAACTTAAACCTTGCTTGCGTTGCTGCGCCACCAGAATATGGTTGAAAAGTAATTGTTTCATTTGAGTATGCTGTTAATGCAGACAAACTTGCAGTATCAATTTGATTTGATGGTATAGAACATCCATATCTAGTATTAATCAAATAATCATTAAAGCAATCTCCAGTATCTGTGCGACTATTTGTTACTTGAAATTTAGTTTGCTCAAGACCTCTAATGCCAGCAGATTGGCTATAAGATAAGTGCATAATTGCAAATGCACAATTTGTCATTAGCTTACTAGAATCCCATGTATACATGAGACCATCAGATTGCATAACTTGAATAGCTGTTAATGTTGTGTTAACTGGGGAATTAGAACCATTTTTGTATAAATAAAATTCTATTTTTCCATTAACAGTTGTATCTGCAATACCAGTAGATTCATCTAAAAGACTTGCAACCGTATATCCATTATCCTGAAACTGCACTAACTTTCCACCAAAATAAATGTTTCCAAAAGTAATGTTATCTGCTGTTTGACCAGCATTTGTATTGGTTACTTCGCATATAGATAAAACATAGTAAAGTTGCTGATTATCTGAACTAATAGATAACTCTGTAATAGTCCCGCCTACATAAGCAGAGCCATAAACGACAGGGATTTTATTGTCAGTAGCTGGGGGTACTTGTTGCCTATTGCCGGGGTTTTGACTTGTACCAGAAGTGCCATTATCAAAAGATGGACTTGTAGAAAATGCTTTGCTTACAACCATACTAATAGCCATAGTTAAAGCTATTGCCGCCACATTTGCCCAAAAAACATCAAAGCCAATAGCAACCAATGCAGTTGCAAAAGCAAACGCTGGGCTTACTGCTGTAATTAAAAACAGCGCAATTAATAATTTATTGAATCCAGCTTTCATCTATCTTCCTAAATCCGAATTTATTATATTTAACATCTGGGCTTGATGGCATTTTACCCATTACAAAAAATTTAATACGACCTGATTCTTTTAGTTCTTTTCCATAATTTACAAATGCTTTTAGCAATCTGTAACCTATAGATGTATTTCTAAATTTAGGTTTTACATACCAAGCAATTTCATGCAGAGTAAAGGTTTTGTTACACCAAACAGACGGAGTAATAATTGCCATAATTATTCCTACATCTTCTTCATAAAAACAAACACCTTGACCAGCTATAATACTATCAAGTAATGCGTTCCAATATGGCTCGTTGTCAATGCTTTTTAATTCTTCTATATTAGATTCCGACCTAAACATCTTCATAATGTCTATTATTTTTGTTTTATCGTATTTTGTTATTTTTCTTATCATGAGTTGTTTGGAGCATCTTTTCCAAAAGCATAATTAATGTTAGTTATAAATGCTACACGGTTCATGCTTGTATCATTAGGCGCAAAAAATTGCCAATTGTTGTCATTAGTGTATCTGCCAGCAGTTCTATTTTTTAAAATAAGTTGTATAGATGATGCTGAAACGCTAATAATTCCAACAAACTGTCTTACTTCCTCCATCCATGTTTCTTGAATACCAAATGTATTTACATACCCATTAAAAAATTGATATAAACCACCACTTCCACCAGTAGTTATTAAAGCACCATTGTTATCAAAAAAGCCTTTCCAAGCCTCTATTTGACTACCTTTAATTTGATTTCCTAATACCCATCCTAAATTTGCTGTGTCAATTCCAACTATAGTAAAAGTAGTTTCATTAGCAGTAGACTTAATATCTCTTTGTGTATCGCCTACTTTCATAAGTGAGCCTAAAGCACTAAATGGTTGAGAATCAACGGCTGGCACAGTTATAGCAGATGGCGTACTAGCAAAACGATATACAGCACTTGATGTAGTCACTCGCACAAAATCTGCATAGCGAATGTTATTAGTGTTTTCTACTGGCCCAATTACATTCATAACACACTCTCAAAGGCTTTAAATGAGCCTGACCATTGAATAAATGAATCATTAGTCATAGGTATTAATGTATATGTAGGGTAATCCCTTAGTACAACTTGGAAAGTTGTGCCTGTGTAAGTAGAACCACCCATGCTAACTGTTGTGCCATATTGACCAATAACGGCATTAACAGGGCTTGCCAAAGCAGTAATAAGGTTTCTATGTACAGGAATAGTAACAGTAGAGCCACTACCCCTAACAACATCTGCTGTAGCAATGTACGCATATAAACCTACCTGACAGAAATCTCCAGCTTTGACAATAAACAAGCTAGAGCTAATTGATGGAAGATTGCCTAGAACCAATGTTTTATTGACTGAACTGGTTTGCCATTGGCAAGTAGCAATTTGACCAGAAGTCATATTACCTTGATAAGCAATGTAGTTTACCCAGCCAGTAGAGCCAAAGTTTAAGTATTGCGCCAAGGCTTTATCTGGTATACGCAAAGCATTTAATAAACTTCGGCTTTTACTATAAAGCAAATAATTCATTGGCTTCATTTCAAAAGCAAACGGCACTACTGTCAATATTTCAGATGTAGCAATACGCTGATTGCGACTAACTACTTGCCCTACAAGGCGTTGGTCGTTAATTCCAACCGATTCGCTATTAATTAATATTTGATTTAAACTCATATTTATCTCCCTGCTGGTATAGAGCGATTAGCAGATTGATTCATGCTCCAAATCGTCATTTTGTTTTTAGCAAGAAATTGTATGCCAGATTGTGTATCAATAGCGTTCATGCTTGCAATATATGGGCCATTGATAGTTGTACCGCCACCACCCATCATGTTGCCAAGTTGATGATTTGGAATGATAGTGCCAGGTCTACTAGGAATAAACAACTCAGGGCCACGCTCACCAACTAAAGAAGGAACCCCGACAGGAGGCTCACCGCCATCGGCAAACGCACCGCCAACCCCTCCACCAACCCCTCCACCGCCTCCCATCATGCCCCCAAGCCCGTTTACAGCCATACTAAATAACTTCATCATTTGCATACGCAATTGAATTTTAATTAGGTCTTGAATAATGCTTTTTGTAAAGTCAGCAAAGGAGAATTTACCAGTTTGCACAAAGTTATCTAAAGCAGTAGTCATATTGCCTGTAATACTCATAAACATTTCTTCACCAACACGGGCGTAGTTGTATGCGTTTTCTGCAAATTGATTAAATGATTTATCCCATCCAAAAGAAAAAGTGCGTTGTGTTTCTATTTGCGACACTGCTACTTCTCTAGACATAGTAATAAAGACTTCTTGCAGCTCATATACTTTAGCAATTTGCTTGTCATACTCTGCAAGTACTTGTGCGCTAGCATCACGACCTGCCGCATCCATCTTAGCTTTAGTAATCTTTTCTATTTCTTGGCTTGTAGACTGAATTACACGATTTACAGCCTCTTGTTCTTTTCTTTCGTTTTCAGTCATGCCTAGCATTAAGCCTTGTAAAGCCAATTGTTGCACTTGCACAACTTGTTGCCGATTGTATTCCTCAGATATTTGCTGTGCTGTACGCAACATGTCTTTATTCTTTTGAGTCATTTCAATAATGCGCTTTTGCTCGCTATTATCTTTTGTTTCTTTTTTTTCTTTTGGCTCGTTATTTAAGATTTTCTTTTGGAAAGCATCTAGTTCTTCACGGCTTGCCCTTGCTTGCTTGTTGTATTCTTTCCATTGGTCAATGTTAGTTTGTAAGCTAGTAAAACTTGTTTTTGCTAAAGTTCCTACTGCTCCACCAATTTGCTCAAATACAAAAGCTACTTCGCTACCTAGTACAGCAAGCGTTTCAAATGTTGTTGTAATTGCTCCAAAAACAGCAGAGCTTATAACTCCAAATATTCTACTTTTTTCTGTTAGCGTTTCAATGTAATCAATAAGTGTATTTAAATCTTCTCCAATGGCTTTTGCCATATTACCCATAGCGCCTTTAGACATTAAAGCTACCTTGTCTGCCACATCACCTAATGCTCGCATGCCATCTTCATACTCTACATACTTTGCTCTTGCTTTTTCTATTTGCTCGACCATATTAGCCCAACCAATATTTTTTCCAGCCTTAGAGAATATGTCTTGAGCAATAGCGTTACGAGTAATAGCATCACCCATGCCAGCTAATGATTTAGTAATTTTATCAAGTAATTGCTCATTAGACATTGAGGCAATATCTTGCAAAGATACGCCTACACGCTCAAATGATTTAATTGATTGCTCGTTACCTTGTGCGGCAGAGTCTATCTGGCTAGATAAGCTAGAAAGTAATTTTCCAGCGTTTTCAGCTTTACCACCAGATACTGCCAAAGCAGTTCCAAGTGCCATTACTGTAGCAATAGTTACATCGTTAGCATCGGCAAGGTCTGAAACTTCATCGGCATAAGCTATTGTTTTGGCAGCCAAAGCAGTCATTGCGACAGCTGCGACTAAGGTTGCTGACTTTGCCTTTTCAACAAATTTATCTAATTTAGCAGAAGCAGTCCCTAAACCTTTGACAAATTCAGCAGTGTCTAATCCTAATACTACTCCAAGCCTTGCTACATTCTGTGCCATATCTTATTCCTTGAATAAATAGCTAGGTGCATTAGGATTACTAACCATAAAAGATTTTAGGTTATCGCTAACCGACTGAGCTTTCTGCTCCTCAGATAATGGGGGGTAAAGATAATCATATTGCGTACCAATTATATCCTGTAGTTTAAACGGAGATTTGCCTTGTGGCAATACTGTATTAAAATGCCCTGCTGCATGAGTTCCAATTGCTTGTAATACACCTAAATTGCCTATGACACCATCGTTATACATAATGCAGATGTCATTAAAGGTTTCTTCGTCTACTGTTGCTGGGTCTGTGCCATGTGCAGTTAAATATGCTTTTACTTGCCTACGGACAGACCTTACTACTTTCCCCTTGTTTCCTTATAGCTAGGGGATATAGTTTCACTAATTCTTTCAATTAACTCAAGCTGAATAGAAAATGGGAATAATTCCTCAACCATTTCATAGGTAATTTCAGACATATTAAAGTCTTTTTCTTCTGGAACTAATAATTTAACCATTTCAAGAATTCTAAGCTCAGTAAGATATTTATTTTTAGCAGTTTCTTTAATTGACCGACCTTGAATGACAACATCATCATCTGTAATAACCACGCCTAAATCTTCAGATAATGTAGCTTTATTTTTAATAAACTCTTTAGCAATTTCTTCATAATATTTTTTAATTGTTTCTGGATTTTCAAGTTTCATTCTTTCAAGCATTGCTTCATATTCTGAAGTAAGTGGAATCTTTACTTTAAAGGTATGTCCACCAAGGTCAAACGACCTAGTGCGTACTAAGTCCTTGTTTTCTAAAAACTTATTTCCAAATGCTGCGCTAAGTTGTGTCATGTAATGCTCCTATTTTGTTTTTTTGGATTTGTATTTACTTAATGCTGTTGCTAAGTCATTTGATAAGCTATTTAATACTGCACCTTTTGTTGATTCCATAGCTGGGCGCATATAGGGCTTGGCTGCTAGTTTTGCCGTACCAAACTCCATTGCTATAGCTCTAGCATCACTTTTAATGCCAGTTTGCTTTTGCCCTGTCTTTAAATTCTCAAATTTCTTTCTGGCTAATTGCTTGCCTGAAGCTGTGGTTACTGTGCCTATCACTACATCTGCAGGACTTACATACACAGACTTTTTGTCTTTATTGTTTGGCTTTCTAGCTTCGATTCTAAGGCTCGCTGCAAGCCCTCCTGTATCTTTTGGTGCTAGTGACTTAGCTGTGGCTAATACAGACCCCATAGAGGCTCTAACAGCCCTAGAAAGGATGTTTTTCTTATCTTGAATGCTAAAGTCTTGATTAAGTTCTTGTAGTAATTCTTTAAACTCTAGCATTCCAGTAAACTGAACACTTGTTGTTGCCATTACTCAGCCGTTTTAATGAGCTTGTTAAATATTGCATTATTAAGTTTAACAACATATTCAGCTACTTCGTCAGGAGACATAGTATCAGCGTGTTTAATAGCAATCTCATAAGCTGTATTAATACCAGCTATTCTTTGTTGGGGGAAACCAAACCAATTCTTTGTACCTGAATTGGCTTGGCTTATTAAGTAACCTAAAAGGTCATTATTCGACTGTATCTGCATTTTTTGTTGTCTTCTTTTGTATTTCTTCTTGTAGTACTACTGGGTTAAATGGGTCGTTGCCATCGGAAAGACATTTTGCAATAGCCTCATCAATGGATTGACCTTCATAAACTTTGTCATTAGCAAATTTAACTTTCATATTAATCCTTATGTGTTGTTAGACCAACCATACTGATTGCCACGGGGATGAATGGTAAATGTGCATTTAGCTTCGGCAGATGGGTTTGAGTCAATACTAAACTGACCTACACGACCATTAAATGCGTAATAAACAATGTTTGTGCCGTCTGTTGCGGAAATAACATAAGTACGGTCAATAGTTCCGTTATAAGCGTCGCCACGAATCAATAACAAGTTAGCATCACTTGGATTCCAAGCGGCAGTAATAGTCATTGAGGAAGGTGCAGATTGAGTTGGGATTTTATCCGATTGACGGCTTCCAGCAACACCGAATGAAGCAACTGCATCATCTTGACCAAACTGCGGAATAGCCTCTACTTGCAAAAGATTGCCAACAACAGCAATAGCGGCAACAGAAGCAACAGTAGACAATGCTGAAGTAGCTAAAGGTGAAGGAGTAGCAGAAGGCTGAAGATAAAGTGAAGCTGAAAAGCCTGGAAGAATTTTGGTTGGTAGTGCCATTTTTAAACCTCTTTAAAAGTAAAGTTAATAGATTTTATCTTGTTAAGTTGGTACATAAAGAGTGCAGTCCAAAATGATTTGTTGCATCCCTACTTCATTATCATAAGTATTATAAAGCCACATTACATCTGCTTTTGAGATATTAAATCCTGTATCGGCTGGATTGCCGAACATTCCTGAATATCCATGAAGTGATTGTAATATGGTATTGCTGATATTGAAAGCCTCATCTACTGTTGTAGCAAATACTGAAATCTGAAAAATTGGCGTATCTATACCTTTATTGCTCTGTAATGTCCCTGTATACACAGGCTGATGCACATTTCTTAATTGCCATGTTACAAATTTAGTCTGCGTTTTATCCCAATTTCTATTGAAATTAACAAAAACAGGCACAGGACTAAGAATACTCTCCAATTGATATTGAATGTTTTTAGCATATTTAGCAGGGTTTTGTTGTGTACTCATACTTGTGAATTAGGGTCATTTCTGTAGCACAAAAGGGTTACATTCATTCTATCGTTAGATTCACGAATATCAGTAATGCGCCAATCATTACCACGCCATGTAATGCTATATAGCTCTTGATTATCTACAATTTGCTTTTGATTAGGGGTGTAATTAAATGTCAAATTAACTAAATCAGAATAAATACGGTATTTTTCAGATATTCTAAGGCTGTTATTGACATCTGCTACTCTAGCCCTAGTATCAAACCACTTTGTAATGCTTGTGCTTTGTTCGCCATAAGCATCCACAACAATAGCTACATTGTTTACGGTAACATTTTCATAGCGAGCTATGGTCATTACAGCACCAAAGGCTTGTAGGGGCGTAATAATTGGTCTACGCCAAAAGGAATGTTACTTAATCCGCCAGCAATAGAATTACTACGATTATTATACAAATGAGTCAATAATAGCAATCCAGCTTGTTTAATGACTGGGTACTGCGCCAATGGACTAGCCCCTGTAGTGTAAGTAACCACAATAGGGTTGCTCATTACATTATTTACTTCGTTAGGGATACCATTGCAAATAACTTTATTGCCTGTTGGGTCATAAAAATATTGCGATGCAGTAAGGTCTACAAATACTGGTGGCGTATCACCGTTGTAGTAGCCAACGCTGTTGATTGTTACCCCAGATTGATTCTGATTAGGTTGCGACACCTCTGGCAAGTCTAAAGATGCATTTGTACCAGTAGTAATGGTTGTGCCGTAATAAACATTGTATTTAATAGAGAATATGGTCATGCCAAGATAATCTTCAATTGCCATTCTTGTAGCAAGCTCTAGATTCCCTAACTGAGCATCCTGACTTTCGTCTTGAAATAAATTTAACTGATTAGTAATCTCGTCAAGCGACAGCCAAGCCGTTGTAATATCACGGCTGACTTGCTCTACTTTTTCGTAGCTGTATGGATTCCTTGTAGAACCCAAAAACGGCTGCCCACTTAAATTATCATTTGGCATCTTTTACCTTATGCTGGGCCAACTAAACGCACGCCAGCAAATACATCACGAATAGTAGAGCAAACACGCTTTTCTGCAAATAGAGTGATAAAACCGACTTGCGTTTGGTCAAAGCGTTGAATACTCATTAGCTCATTGTCCACAATGGTCATAAACTTATCCCATTCAGCCAAATAAACTGGGTAATTACCAGCACCAGTAACACTCATGTAGGGGTTAGGAACAACGCAATAACCAAAGATATAAACTACTGCGCCACCATCTTCATCACCAACTTCAATGAAATTATTAGCTGTTGTTGATGCTTTTAGCTTACGCAATTGAGCAATAGTCGTTGGGTGCATCATCCAGCAAGTAGTAGACTTAAATTTATATTGCGCTGGCAATGCAGCATCAAGGTTTGCTAAGTCATCATAGGATATTGCTGTATTTGCAGTTTGAGCTACAGCTAATACTGTATGAATACCGTTAGTAATTGCACTACCGTTAGTACCAAAGGATGCGGCACTTGTAGAATTTAAGTAAGAATCTAAACCACGCAAACCGTCTGTTGCACCGTAGTTAACAGTAGCAGAACCAGCTTGGTCATCATTTAGCATCATTGAAAGTGCTTCTTGTTGGGCAAATTCAAGGGCAATATCGCCAATTAATGCTTCTTCCAAGTAGTTAACATCTTCCAAAACTGCTGTACGGACTGGCACAGTAGCGTTAATATTGCGGACTGGCAATTGCCAAAACTGGATAGCTTCATCACCCACATTAGTATTAACTCCATAACCCCAAGGATTATCTGAGCCACTTTCTAATAAAGTTGCGTTACCTTTTTTTACTACAAAATCTTCGTCTGAGCCAATAGTAGTTATTACTCTTGCGCCAGCCATGCGAAATGGGTTTCCGTATCGCAACGCAGCAAACGCATCATCATAGATTGCACGACCACCAACCCCAGTTCCTGAACCAGTAAGGGCTGATGCTTCTTTTAAGTTTACAGTAGCCTTGCCATCTACAATGGCTGTCTTTACTGCTTCATGGATTAGGTTAGTTGTCATATTTATTCCAAATTAGTTATAAAGGTTGGGGGGCTTTTGACCCCCCTTCCAATTAAGTTGCAGTACCAGTAGAACGGTAACGAACAATTGCATTTACATCAACTACAGATGTTGCCAAACGCTTTTCACCGAAAAAAGTGATGAAGCCAGGCAATGTCTGGTCATATCTACGCATAACCATGTTCAAACGGTCAACAATGGTGAAGGCTTTTTGGAAACAACCAAAGAACATCGGATACAAGCTAGTTGTGCCAGCAGTACCAGCAGTTGTCTGACTTGGCAAATCAAGGTATGAGTTTTCAACAACATCAAAACCAAGCATTGTACCGATAACGCCATCAACACTTAAACCAGTAGTACGATTAAAGATTGGTGCGCCTTGTGTATCTACTAAACCACGAATCTGCGCCATGAATGTGTTGTTCACAAGGAACTTACAATCAGGGGTGCGATATTGTTGTGGCAAGGAGAACAGAAAGTTCACGATGTCTTTGTAAGTAACACTAGATGCAGCTACAGTATTGGCGTTAGAGGTTAACTGGTCATAAGTGGCAATGCTATGCAAGCCAGATGTAGAACCAGTACCACTTGTACCAAATGCAGCGGCAGATGTTTTGCCACCAGTATATGTAGCGTTAGCACCAGCGTATTGATTCAAGCCACGCAGACCATTAGAACCGCCATAAGGCAATGATGTTGCGCCTTGGTCATTGTTTTGAATCATTGAAAGGGCTTCTGCTTGACTAAATTCAGCCAACATATCTGATACGACATTACCTTCTAAACCATCAATGTCATCTAAAGCGGCTGTACGGATTGGAAATTGTACATTCAAGTCTTGCAAAGTTAATTGCCAGATGTTTGTGTTTTCAGTAGTCGCTGCACCGTTGTTTTGGATTGCATAACCCCATGCTGCACCAGCGTTGCCAGTTTTTGCACGAAATTGATATGTAGAACCATCAGTTGCAACAGAGCGAGCTACACCACGCATAGGATTTAACAGGCGCAATGGTACAAATACTGGGTCATAGCCAGTACGACCACCGATGCCAGCACCAGAACCAGTTAATGCAGATGCTTCTTTCATAAACGCATCATACTGACTGTCGCTTTCAAACATCTTGATTTCTTTTTGTACACGGGCTTCACTAGCTACAAAAGACTTTAATTGCTCTTTAACAGAACGATTAACTTCTTGACCGATGGACTTGTAAGTTTTAATTACAGGAGTTGCGCCAATAGCAGATAATTTAGCCTCTAAAGAAGCTACTTTTTCTTCAACTAAGGCTACTTTTTCGTCTACTAGCTTAGTAGTTTCGACTTTGCCTTCTTCAATCTTGGCTACTGTATTAGCTTCGATTTCGTCTAGCTTTGCAATAATTTGTTCAGACATGATATTTCCTTTATTTCATTCGTTTGGTTAATGCTTTCAACAATTCTCTGTCCTTTAGGGCTTGAAGAATCATATCAGCTTCATTGACCACCGCTTCAGGCTCACCCTGAGTTGGGGTTTCTTTAAGAGATGGCTGAATAGCATCACGCTGTTCCAACAATTTCTTAAAGATGGAAGTTGCAGTGGTCGCAAACTTCTTGGAAAGACCTGCATCTCGCAAGGCTTCCTCAACTTGTCTTGGATTGATACAACCTTCTGCATCAAAACATTCTAATTTCATTACTTCGGCTGCTGGGTTATTTGGGTACATAACTACGCTGATTTCACGCAACCCACCCTTTGTAATTTGAAAATAAGCATCCTCATCATTACACTCATTGCCTTCAGAATCTACCATACAGGCTTCTTCAGCGTATGCGCCAACAGAAACACCACCAAATAGGTTCGGAGATTCTTTTAAAATTTTATAAATGTCTGAGCCACCAGTAGTTTCCATAAATAGATTACCTTTAGCCGTCATGCCATCTTCGTCAAATGAAATTTCATTCCATTGACCTACTGGCATACCCATATCGTTATGATTTAGAAACATTGGCATCGGATTGCCAGTATCTGCAAATTCTTTTGCCCAATCAGCAAAGCCCTCTGGCTGATAATTGAATTTCCTGCCGTCTGCGCCTTCTCTTGCGCCCCAAGTGGTAGCTCTAGCTTCAATCTTACCAGTTGGATTAATTGATTCGTCTTCGCTTTTGCCCAGCTCAACCTTTGCTTCGCACATCAAAAGTAATTTTTTCATTGATAATCCCATTGTTAATAGCTTGATTATTATCTTGTATTTTTGGGGAATCAACTACCTTTTTAAGTAGTTTAACATTACTATTTTTAATTTGTCTATTAAGTTTACCCAATATTCTATCTATAAATGTCATTTCTTGCCAATATTTAATTTATTGGTTTGATTTCCACCGCCACCGCCAGTATCTTGCGGAGAGGTTCCAGAAATAGGTTGTGCAAGTGTATTGCTTGCGATTAAATCATCATAGCCATCAAGTTTAGCCATGTTTAAATATTCTCTAGCTTCATTAGGGGTCATAATACCACCACTTACACCAGCATTAACAAAGTTCATTTGGTCTAAAGGTGCGCCCTTTAAAAACTCTTTTGTATCAAGTCTGACACAAAGATTTGGGTAGCCTTTAAGTAAATGAGCGTTTAATTTCTGCTCAATGCTAATAACCATAGGGTACATAGTTGTTTTATGGAACTCATCAAGCATTGTTTGCGTGTTATTAAACTTGCCTTCGCCTACGCTTACCATTTGTGGGGGTACACCAAACAATCCACAAATACGCTTCATAGTTTGGTCTTTTAACTTGGCTGCATCGGCATCTTGCAAGGTCAGCATATCCACCGTTTCAAATGTCATGCCTTGGTCTAACAACATTCCTTGTCCTGGCTTAGACAAATCTGTAGATTTAGAGCCAGTCATGTTTGACCATGCCTCCTTAAGCCTAGAAGCAATTTCTTTGTACTTAGCATCAGGAATTACTTGGTCTGTACGAAATAAACCGCTTGGCTTTGCCCCATTTAGCATCACATAGTTTGCATAAAGGTCAATATCTTGGTCTAAAGCCACTAATTCTGTTGCTAAGATACCTTTATTAAAACCAGCAGAGCCTTGCCATGCAGCTTCTTTAATGTGCATAACTTGGTGGGCAGATAGCAATTCATCTTTGTTAAAACCATAGCTAGGAGTAGATAAACGATACGCAGGGTAGCGTGCAGGGGTTAATTGCACCGTTATTAAAGAAGAATCTAGGTTATACATTTCCAAAGGGGTCGATAAAGAATCTGCTTGGTCTTTTCTCCACCATAAAGTAAAAGTTTCGCCAGCTAAGTCTTGCCACATACACCATTGATACCAAAATTCGTATTGTGATTCAAACGCATTAGGGCAATTTAGTAAATTTAATACTTGTTTTGCTTTAGCTTTATCACGATTGGACACAGTTTTTGCTTGTACGGCATCTACAAACTCACCTTCGTCTGTTTTGCTCATCACTCTTACTGGAAGTTGCGCTAATGTTCTAGCTTTAACTCCTACGCATGACATAACCGTACTATTACGGGAAAGCAACGACATATCGACTGTACGACCAGCATTTGTAACGCTTGATGTAGTTACATACAATAATTGCTGAGATACGGCTTGTTTACCGCCTTGACCTTGATATATGACATTATTACCAAGTTGTGTCTGCCCAAACATAGTATTTGATTCAGTTTTAATCTTAGATTTTTTACTGAAAATGTCTAATATACCCATGAATATCTCCTAATTTCCAATTATTCTACATTAAAAACTTCTAAATCCAAAGCTAGATGATACATAAGGATTATCTAAAGCGCAGTGCATAGCAATAATCATGGCAATAATGCCGTCTACTTTAGCAGCTTTATCTGCTTCATTCTTACGAATCTTAATATTACTGTTTACGTCAGTATAAACCTCACAATTTCCTAACTGCCACCCTACGAACGGATTACCGTCATGCTTGATTTGATGATTAAGTATTAACTTTTCTACTTGTTTACTTGGATTGTTTAAAACCGCCATAGACTGACCAACTTTCTTAACGGGTATACCCGCTTCATACAATCTTGACACTAGCGCAGCAGAATTATAGGAGTCGTAGCCTACTTCCTTAACATCATAAACACTACATTGTTGCTTAATGTATTCGCTTATTTCTCTATCGTCCATAACGTTACCTTCGGTTAACTTTAGTACTCCGCTTGCGATGGCAACTCTAAAAATATCAGAATAATGTTTTGGTATTAAATCAAACCCTGCTTCGGGTAAAAAGAATTGCCATTGTGCTTCGTAGTCTAATTCACCGTAGCGTTTAAGCGTACACACTGCATTTAAGTCCCGCGTGGCTGCTAAGTCAAAACCAATAAAAACAGATTCCGGCTGGCGGTCAGTTAGGCCAATAGATTTCTCGTTGTCCCAAAACGCGCGGTCAAGCCAAGCCGTGTTAGCCGACACAAATATGTTAAGTGTTTTACAAAGAAAATCATTTAGCGCAGCGGGTTTGTGTTTTGCTTCCTCAGCACGCTGCGCAATTGCTTCATCAAATACACTTATGCCGTGCATTGGATTTGCTTTTAACCAATTTTTAGGGTCTTGCCAATCATCTTGCGAGTCAAGGCCATACAGCAAACCAAACCATTTTGAGTTATCCACGGCTTCGCCATTTAACATTGAGCGCATCATTGACATGTCTTCGTAAAACTTTGTGTCTTTAGTGAATGATGCTGTAGTAATGTAGATGCGTAGCGGGTTTTGCCTTGCTACCATGCCACTGTGCAATACCTCAATAGAGTTACGGTCAACAATCTGCGCGGCTTCATCAACAATAACGCAACTAGGATTTTTTCCGTCGCCTGTCTTCTTTGTATCTCTGCTGAGCGCTTTAAACATACTTTGCGCGTCACCGACTTTCTTAATCTCATATTTTGATTGCATAAACAATTTGCCAAAGTCGGCAGGCATGTAATCAATAAAACCCTTTGCAGCATCAAAGACAATAGTAGCTTGCTCGCGGTTAGTTGCTAGTGTGTAAACCTCTGCACCAGCTTCGCCACAGAAAAGTTCGTAGAGTCCAATAAGAGCCGTCAGGGTAGACTTGCCTGCCTTGCGCGGTATGTAAACAATGACGTCTGAAACCATGCGTTTCTCGCGGTCTTTCTTGTCTCTAAAACCATAGACAGCACAAATAATAAATATTTGGAATGGTTCTAGAATAATGGGCTGGCCTGCTTGATGACCTTTTGTATGGCGAAGCTGGGTAGCAAATTCCAACACGTGTTGCGGGTAATCTTGGTCAAATACCCACCGCCAGTCGTGATTCTCGTATTGATTTAAAAACCGTTGACATGCTAATCGAACGTCTCGGCAGACGTTAACGTTTCCCTTTGCTACCTCTTTAGCGTAGACGACGCCAGTTTGCCAAATCACCCTTTCGGCCCGCGCATAAATTTACTAGCATCACCTTGGTCACCTGACTTATTTAAACTTAACCTACCTCTAGGGGTTAACCCTAATTCATTCATAAGTTGAATAATAAGTGTAGTGACTTTCATTTGTAAAGATACAAAAGGACTTGCGCCAATAGCCGCACCGTTATTTAGTTTCATAACTAAACCTGTTTTCTTTAACCCGATTTCGCAAAACACATATTTATCTACATAGCCAGCCAGCATTGACAAGGTGTGTTTATCTTGGTCGCTTCCAATTCCGTACACTTCGTGTAAGAACTCTGCGGTTTCTTCAATAAACTTGTCTTTGTCCCAAGTAGTTGGGTCATCAAGCCAATCAGCTTTTGGAATTCTTTTTTTAATGTTGTTGGGAATAGACGCAACATTTTGGGTGGACTTGCCTCTCGGTCTAGTGCCATCAATCAAGTGCAACTCAGGTGGTTTCTTATTCATAAAACTAGTTTAATCTTAAAAACCCAAACTAGTCAAATTACCTTGTGCCTTTTTGGGGGGCGCGCTTGCTGTAGGGAAAAACCCTTACTTTTTAGTTTCTAGCTATGATTAACGACCGTTCGATAGTCTTTTAACGTGTAATCTTTGTTAGGTGTTCCATATCTGCGGAATATTCCCTTTGCTTCTAGATGTGTCTTGCTAGTGTGACAGCTCAGGCATAAGCTCTGGTATATGTTGTGTGTAAAGGCTTGTATGCCTATCTGACGCCATGGAAAGATGTGGTCAACGTGTAACGCAGAAGTAATGATTCCATCTGCCTGACATCCTGCACACAGCGGATTAGTGCTTAGCTGTATCTGCCTCAATTGCCGCCATTGTGTAGAGCTGTACATGATGCTCGCTTCTTTCCTGCCTTTAGTGCTGTTATATCTCTTGTGGTCAAAGGCGTCACGTCCGCCGTGCTCTATGCATAGGCTGCTGAATCGGGCTTTAGTGTTCTTGCATGAGAGGGTGCTACATACAGTTGCTGATGGGACTGTTGGCATTATAAATGTCGTGCATATATTGTTGTTGTGCCTTCACCTTGTCTACCGTTCTTGGCCATTTGACACCTCCGCAAATGTTTTGCCATTTGCTTCTAGTGTAGCCTCTTTGCCCGTGAACTCTTGCCAGCGTTTAATTATGACGTCGCAATACTTTGGGTCAAGTTCCATTAGACGGGCGTAACGACCGTTTTTTTCTGCGGCAATTAAGGTTGTTCCGCTTCCACTAAAGCTGTCAAGCACAATGTCACCGCCCTTGGTGTTGTTGAGCATCTGATACTCAAACAGCGCCACGGGCTTCATGGTCGGGT